TGATTAAAGTTAGGCACAGAGTTAGTTTGAATATCTGGCATTAGTCTTGATCCTGTACTGCGTCAACGTACATAAGACAATATCTTTTATCAATACCTGTACTGTAAAAGTCTGGTCTACCGTTGATCTTTACTGTGTCCACCATATAGAGTTGACCATCTGGTACTCCCTCTAAGTATTTGTAAGGAGCAAGAAGATCTAATCCGTTTGTCGCTTTAAAGGTAATTACAGCTTCGTCACCAGAAGGCCCGAAGAATAACTGCCAAGATTCATCTCGTGTATTCCATCGGATTCTGATATCGTAATCCACACCATCAAGCGTTACTGTGTAAGTGTGATCTGTGTGTTGAAGTGTCTGTAATGCCCAAGCAGTATATCCTGTGTCAGAGTCAATGAATACTCTATCGTATCCTTTGTTCCCTGTGTCGTTCCTGGTTGTTTCAGCGAACGTTGTGATGTTATTTGTTACTGCCATTATTACCCCGTCTTGTTATTTGATCCACCAGCTTGATTCTGGATTCTCTGTTCAAGGTCGGCACTAGTAGGTTTGTATACTGCTTTCTTAACCTGCTTACCTGTATTTAATGTTGATGCTGTTTTGACTGCAATAGCGTTAACTGTGGCACCTTTTACAAGCCTCACCTGCTCGAAGTTAAGATCAAATTGCATTGCATATTCTGACTTATAAGCGTAATCTACCCCAATAAGAACAACATCTTTAAAAACTTTATGTTCTGTAAGGAGAGTGATTGGTTGTCTTGCTTCCATAATCTTTGTAAGATATGTGATTGCCTGACTTACCCTGTCGCCTTTTGGCTGACCGCTGTACAGAAGGTCTTTCTTTAACTGAATAGGTGTTTCACTGATTACACCAGAGATATCAATCTTAGTGTTTTTAATCTGAACGTGATCGCTAACTTCGCTGCTTTTTGAGTTATCTTGATCCGTGCTGGAGTTGCTACTACTTGTCTTACTGCTAGCTTCGATAGCGTAAGATGAAACTTCTGCCTGATGTGTAACGTGAGTATTGGTTACTGCATCGAAAACAATTGCCTGGTAGTTCTGAATGAAACTATCGCTGGCTGTGTTATATAAACTAGCCAAGATACAAAATCCATTCTCACCTTTCACTTGAGAGTTTGAGTTTACATTAGTTCGGCTGTTTACAGATTTATTTGTATTTGTTGGCGTTCCTACTGCCTGTGTGATTGGTGCTGCCATATTAGATCCTCGCAATTATCCTACCTTTATCATAACATCTTACCATTAAAAAGTAAAGAACTTTCGGTAAGGGGGATCTATGATAGCATATATAACTCTCGTAGTCAAAGGATAATAAAAAATCCCCAACTCCGAAGAGAAGGGGATTATGTCAGTTGCTACTGTTTGAAGACGAGATATCTCGAATCAGAGAGTTGTGGTTAAACCTCTGACTGTCTTGGATTTTTACGTCCAAGATATCTCCGAAGGTAGAACTTGGAGTTACTTCTACACGAACAATATCCGAAGGAATATTGATGATAGGAGCACCACCCATATTAACAGACTGTTGCTGCTGGGACACAGACTGATTCAGTGAACCGTACTTATATCCTTGACCAATATCTGAAATAGGAGCAGTATTCAAGCCTACAGGATCAATCCACCCGAGGTCATTAGCCCAGCGCTTCAAGAACGAAGGACTTCCATCTCCCATTCCCGTACCGTAAGCATCTGCAATGGCATTGCCTGAGCTAGGGCGTGGATCTGTACCGTAGATTTCGCCTGGTGTTCTTTGAGTTCCATCTGGCTTGTAGTTGAACTTCTCATTAAAGGTTGATAACCAGTTAGAGAATCCCGCACCGTAGTTTACAATATCTCCCAGCCACTTCCCTAGACCATCAATAGAAGGCCCGAGGTTTTTAATGTGCTGCTGGAATTCATCCATTACTTTAGGGTCTAAACTAGAAACAAAACCATCCAGGAACTTATTGCTAAGCCCTTCTTCGATTTTATCCATTGTCTGTCCCATAGTAACATATCTATGGGCTGCATCAACTTGACTATCGGTAAGGTTTGATCCAGACTTAACTAATCCTGCACTTGCATCTAGGATCTCTTGACCGTTATTCTTAAAGGCACGAACAAAGTGTGAAAGGTCATCACCTAAGTTTTCCAGTAAGTTACCAATCTGCCCATCACTCAACCCTTTTTGTTGACCAGCACCTACAACGGATTGTAAGAAGTCAATTGGATTGTGCTGCATAGATTTGATATCATCAAGGTTCCAACCAAACTGGTTCATAATCTCGTTTACACCAGCATTACCCTTAGTCCACTCTCCTTTCTTATTCAGTTCGGATGTGGTTACAGATGATGCTAATTTTTCACGGATATCCTTAATCTGGTCAACACTCTTGGTCATATTTGCAGAATCAACACCGTTATTCTGGCCCCAAGCTGTTAATGCTTGAATTACGTTAGGGTTAACTTCGATGTTCTTGGCAGCTTGACCTACGTAGTTGATACGATCCGCAGAGTCTGAAAGGTTCCCTTTGATACGAGAGATACCTTGAATAGCGGCTGCGCCAGCTACACCTCCCAGAAGCAAACCAGGACTTAAGCCTAAGCCTGCTCTTGTAAATCTGTCTCTACGTTCTTCTCTTCTACGTCTAGCGTCTCTGGCATCCCTCTCCCTCTGACGTTTAGCTTGGGCTTCTTCTTGGCGTCTCTGTCTATCTCTACGCGCATCTTCCTGACGAGCCTCAGTCTCAAGTAAACGCATTCTCTTACGTTGGTTTTCCAGGTCTTGCATTGCCAGGCGATTCTTCTGACGAAGTTCACTTAGCTGATGTGCGATAACTTGGTTCATCCTGGAAGCACTGATTCTCTGCTCTTCATAAGCTTTGGTTACATCGTTAACGGCTTTAGTTGCAGCTTCACGATCCTGCCTAGAGACGTTACCAAACTGACCTGCTCTAAAGTTAAAGTTCTCACGTCTTAACTGAGCAGTATCTAAACGAGTGCCACCTGCTCCACCACGTCCACCGCCTGCGCCTCTTCCTCCGCGACCACCTCCAGCCCCGCCAGAACCACCACCTCTACGACCACCGCCTCCAGCAGGAGGGACAGGGGGTACAGGAGGTCTTCCACCAGCGCCGCCTTTTCTTGCATTTTCCATATGCTTAGCAATGCTTTTAGCATACTTTTCCATTTCCTTGAAATCTTTCTTGGTCTGAGTCATCTTAATCGAAGGTTTGATACCCTCAGAGAACTTCTTTAGATCCTCAAGAGATTTCTTGGCAGCGTTGAAAGATCTTTTATCTACTTTGAAATCTACAACGTTTGTTAACTTCTGTGTATTTAACGACGATCCCGCCATTTTACCTCGCAAAGCCCTTGGCTAGCAAGGGCATAGATTATTTCTTGTTGAACATATCCCATTTACGACGAGCTTCATCTTTCTGATCGAAGTCCTTTCTGTGCAAGGCACTGATATAATCTTCGTAATCAATGATCTCAGCTTGCTTGAGTAAGTAATCCACATTATACTTATCGAGCGTGTAGAGGGTTTCTGACGTTTTTGTTGTGATTCTGTAGAGCAGATAATCCCACCAGCGAAAGCTAGTGGTTTCTTCCGCGATGGCAATAGCCTTAGCTATCGTTGGATTTAGCTGTTGTTCAGCGTCTGCACGGTTTGAAATTGGGTTAACAGTTTTCCGAAACCGCGTTTGAAAAAAGGGCCGTAGTTCACCTCAAGAACCTTTGCTGCTAAATCAACTACAAGGTAAGGGTGTAACATAAACAATTCTTCAAATTTTTCTACAACAGAAACGTTGTCTTCTGTGTAGGTTTCGTCTAAGATATCTTTCAACAGGTCAGACAGAACACGTTGCTCTAGTCCCGAGAAAAGCTGAATCAGAGACATTGCAATCTTCTGTTCATAATCTTCTCCGGCAAGATCCTCGGCTGTACCATACATCACCATAGGAACAGCAAAAATACTGCCGTACTCAGGGATTCGGTCAAAGACTTTAGAAGGTCTCCAGCGAATAATCCTGAAACCTACTTTACGTCCTGAATCTAACTCAAGTTCAATCTTAACCTCTGGTTTCGCGTATTGTGCGATAACATTTTCTTCAACTTGCATATTTTTCTCTTAGTTAATAAAAAAGGGGTAACACAGATATGTTACCCCAGATGGAAATTAAAGTCAATCTTTTTATGCGATTGTCAGGGCAGTAATTGAGTTTAGGACACTCAAACCTAGCGTTGCAGTGTTGCGTAGCAGGGAAGCATCTTTCAAACCAATAACCCAATCGTTTGTAGTGATGGTATCACCCATTGTGTCGTCTGGCTGTGACTGAATCCATCCAATCGTGCTGATGTAGTATCCGCGTGGATCTTCCAGGTAAACAGGGAAGGCAACTTGACGAGTAGAGTACATTGTCTGTGCGTAAGTAGCTAGTACTTCGTTAGCCTCAGATGTTCTCTGTAGGGAGATAGTCATTGTACCCATACGGTTACGACTCAGAGCAAGTGACACGTCACCGTCTGTACCGCCATAAGGGTTGATAATGTCGTTAGATTTACTAACTACGATCTTAGTATCAGAGGCAAACCCGTAAGGTTCCCATCCACCAAGTGAGAGCGTGATGTTAGATGGATCATAGGCCATTACACCAGTTAGCATCTTATCCATTTTTATTCCTTTTTAAGGAAGGGCCGAAGCCCTTCAATTATGATGATGTTGTGCTTACTGAGCTTGAAGCTGAGCTTGTGGTTCCAGTTCTGTTGGTCAGAACGTTCACCTGCACTTTCACGTAGTGGAAGAATCCAGCGTATACATACTCAACAATCATACCGTCTACTAGACGTTGGTTAATTTGAGCAGTAGTCATATCCGCACGAGATGGAATGTAAACTGTTGGTTTCAGGCTGACATACATTCCTGTATCGCTTGAGGTAACAACTTCGTTTGCAATCGTACCGTTCAAAATACCGACTTGGATCGGGTTAGCTGTTACTGCCTGACGAATCAGAACAATACCAGAACTTGTTGCACGAACACCGCTTCCCAGCATAGACTGTTGCTTGAACAGTGTGAACAGAGATTCGTCCAAACGAGCCTTGAACCACAGTGCGTGAATGATGTAGTCTGCGTACAGTCCTGACACCATAAAGCCATCGCGGTAGAATAGCAGTCCGTGTTCTTTGCGGTAGATGTTACCGTTGTTAGCAACAATCTTAGACTCACGATCAGTACTTAGTTTCTCTAGTGTAACACCAACCAGCGTTTTACCGTGGAGAGGAGTTGTCCCTGGAGTTGCAGAACAAATACTACCTACGACACCTGCTTCTGGGAAGGTGCTGTCTGCTGTACTAGTCCAAAGAGCAAAGCCAGTGTTGTTGTAACCAGTATCACCTAGAGTGACCAGCAGGTTTCCGTCAACATCGTCTGCAATGTCTGTGTCTTGGCTTGAGAAGAAGTAAACCTTATCGTGTTCTTCTACCCAACCAGCCAGGGCCAGTACGTCTGCACTTACGTGAGACTCAGAGAGAACATAGAAGAATGAACTATCTTCATCAGCAACTTTTGTGATATCTTCCAGTACGCTTTGAGCAAACTGAACTTTCTCGACAAAGTTATCAGATCCTTCAACCGTTACATTCTGACCATCCACAGGGGAGAACAGAATCTGGTCTGCGGTTCCTTCGACAGTTACTTTAGCACTCCAAGTAGTGTCTTCTTGAATCAGTTTAGCAATGCCTTCGTTAACTTCCTGTACTGTAGCAGCATCGGTAGCTTTATAACTAAAGGTCTTAGAAGTCTTGCCTTGTTTCAGGGTGACAGTGTAAACTCCACCATTCTCAAGTTCACCGACTGTGAAATCTGTTGCGGTAATATCACGCTTACCGACAATCACTCTTTCAGGAGCATACAGC